CAGTATTATTTTATGGCAAAATGCCGGGTGTACGTGAAGGAACTTGAAAAGAAGCTAGGACGTCGCCCGACCTTTTTTACTCAAACATTCGGGTGCCAGATGAATGCCAAGGACTCTGAAAAGCTTGCGGGAATTCTTGAAAAAATAGGATATGTGCAGGTAGAAGGAGAAGAAGCCGATTTTGTTGTGTACAATACCTGTACGGTAAGGGAAAATGCCAATACCAGGGTTTATGGAAGGCTGGGTTACCTAAATAGCCTGAAAAGAAAGAACCCCAATATGATGATTGCTCTTTGCGGCTGTATGATGCAGGAAAATGCAGTGGTAGAAAAAATCAAGAAAAGTTACCGCTTTGTTGATATGATTTTTGGCACCCATAATATATTTAAGCTGGCGGAACTTATGGATACCCGGTTAAGTTCCAAAACCATGATAATCGACATCTGGAAGGATACCAGCCTGATTGTGGAGGATCTTCCAAGTGAGAGGAAATACCGGTTTAAGGCAGGCGTAAATATTATGTATGGCTGTAATAATTTTTGCAGCTATTGTATTGTGCCCTATGTAAGAGGAAGGGAAAGAAGCAGGAATCCAGAGGACATTGTAAAAGAAGTGGAAGAATTAGTTGCTGACGGTGTGGTTGAGATTATGCTTTTGGGACAGAATGTTAATTCCTATGGGAAAAGCCTTAAGGAGCCCCTTAGCTTTGCTGCGTTGCTCTCAAGGCTGGAGCAGATAGAGGGCCTTAAGAGAATACGCTTTATGACCTCCCATCCCAAGGATTTATCCGATGAGCTGATTGAAGTAATGAGAACTTCGGGAAAGATATGCAGGCATCTTCACCTCCCGGTACAATCCGGCAGTACAAGGATTCTAAAGAAAATGAACCGGAATTATACAAGGGAAGATTACTTAAAGCTGGCAGAAAAAATCAGAACTGCCATGCCGGATATCTCCCTTACCACGGATATTATTATAGGCTTTCCCGGTGAAACGGAGGAGGATTTCTTAGAGACGCTGGAAGTTGTAAAAAAGGTGCGTTATGACAGTGCCTATACATTTCTGTACTCCAAGCGTTCCGGTACTCCGGCTGCCGTAATGGAAGGCCAGGTGGAAGAGGCAGTGGCAAAGGAAAGGTTTGACAGGCTTTTAAAAACCGTGCAGGGGATAGCCGGGGAAATGACCGGCAGGATGGAAGGAATGGAAGAAGAGGTTTTGGTGGAAGAGAAAAATTCCCAGAATCCTTCTTTGTTAACCGGCAGGCTAAGTAACAATAGTCTGGTTCACTTTAAGGGCAGCGAAGACCTTATCGGTAAGCTGGTCAGAGTGAAGCTGTCGGAATGCAGGGGATTTTATTATTTTGGAGAATTGGCAAAAAATTGA